GACCAAAGGTAACGGTAATGTCATTTTTAATAACATCACCTAGACCGTTGTTACGAAGCCATGTAAAAGCTGCTTCCTGTTGATCTTTTGGAATAGAGGCACCGTAGATTTTTTTGATTTCTACTGCTTCGCCATCTTTCAGCTTTAATTTTGTAATCTGCATGTCATCCATCATTGCAGGTATCTCTACAGATGAAACTACTTTTGCTTTCTCTTTTAATTTTTTAAGAGACTCTTCTGCATTTGCAATCTCATCTTCTAAATCTTTTAGTTCTAAAACTTTATCAGACAATCGTTTAGCAGAGTCTATCTGCTCAACAGATTGCATTCTATCTTTTTCAAAATCAATTGTCATAACTTTCTCGGTTTTTTATATATAGGTTTATAATATATATGTCAACCCTTAGAATATAAATTTATTTCAACAGGGTAATATTTTCTTTCTTGCTTATCCCATTTTAATAAATTGTATTTTCCGTTTGTAATATCTGATACTATAGAACAGGCCACGCCAATTATGGCAGGATCGCCTGTAAGTAGTAAATAATCCCTAATAGTATATTCTTTTAATTTTTGTCTAAGTGTAGTGATGACATAATTTGGACTTAATATAATCTGTGAGTTTTCTGGTAGTAATACTCGTAAGTTACCAAATTGTGTTGCTCCTATAATATTAATTTTAGGTGTACCAACTTTAGTGCCTGGTATATCTTGTATTACATATACTATGGATTGTTTATCTGTATGTTTTATTTTATCGTAGTCTACCATAAATACTTTCTTGACATTTAATAACACATAATATATATGCTTCCAATAGAAAGTTAAAATATATTATGCATTACAAATATAAAAGCAAGCCTTTTGCTCATCAAAAGAAAGCCCTTGAAATGTCATGGGATAAAGAAGTTTTTGCGTATTTTATGGAGATGGGTACAGGTAAATCAAAGGTATTAATTGACAATATTGCCATGCTTTATAACGCTGGTAAAATTAATGGAGCGTTAATTGTTGCACCAAAAGGTGTTTATAAGAACTGGTTCGACTCTGAAATACCTAATCACATGCCTGATTATATAGAAAAAAAGGTAGGCTTGTGGAGAACTAAACCTGATGCACCAGACTTAAAACCTTTATTTTCTGTAGGTGCAGAGCTTCATATATTAATTATGAATGTAGAAGCATTCTCTACTAAAAAAGGTATGCAGTTTGCAGAGAAGTTTTTATCTAGTCACGATACGTTGATGGGCATTGATGAGTCTACAACCATAAAAAACCCTGCAGCTAAACGTACTAAAAATATAGTGTCTTTAAGACCACTTACAAAATATAGAAGAATACTTACTGGTTCTCCAGTTACAAAATCACCTTTAGATCTATTTACACAATGTTATTTCTTAGATCCTTATCTATTAGATCAGTCATCATATTATGTATTTAGAACTAGATATGCTGTGTGTAGAAAAATAAATGTATCTGGTCGACAAGTTGAAATTGTAGTTGGGTATAGAAATCTAGCTGAACTATCAGAAAAACTAAAACCTTTTTCATATCGTGTATTAAAAGATGATTGTCTAGATCTACCTAAAAAAACATTTATGAAAAGAACAGTAGAACTTACAGATGAACAAAAGAAAGTATACAAACAAATGAAACAAGAGGCCATTGCATTTTTAAATGGTAAGATGGTTACGTCTGCAACAGTTATTACACAGCTCATGAGACTACATCAGATAACTTGTGGTCATTTTAAATCAAATGATGGCACAGTGCAGGATCTTAAAAATAATCGTGTTTCAGAACTGATGGACATACTAGAAGAAGTAGAAGGCAAAGCTGTAATATGGGCTCATTACAGACATGACATAGAAAAAATTGTAGAGGCTATATCAAAAAAATATGGCGAAAATACGGTAGTAACTTACTACGGTGACACAACTACAGATGATAGACAAAAAGCGATTAAAAAAATACAAGACAAAGATTCACCTGTTAGATTTATAATTGGTACACCACAGACAGGTGGTTATGGTATTACACTTACAGGTGCATCAACAATGATATATTATTCTAATGGTTATGATCTTGAGAAGAGACAACAATCAGAAGCTAGAATAGATCGTATTGGTCAGGAAAAACCTATGACTTATATTGATATCATGGCTGAAGATACTATTGATGATAAGATTGTAAAATCACTACGTAACAAAGTTAATATTGCTACAGAAATAATGGGTGAAGAGTTGAAAGCTTGGATTTAATTTATAAATAAATTAAATAATCCTACTAAAGTGAGTATAGTAGTGAAAGCACCGCCAATAATCCAATAAATGACACTATCTGTTTTCCTTTCTAGTTTAGATAAATCTTGGTGTAGATGATCTATTTGTTTTTTAAATCCTGTTACATATCCATAGAGAGATACTAAATGTTCGCCAGTTGTCTTTGGTGGTTTTCCGTTTGGCATTATGAATAATCACTAAACGTTGATGCATCGTCTACTGATGAACCAAACGTCCCTCCTGTATCTGAGTCAAAACTACTACCACCTCCAGTAGGTCCTTCTTCACCAGCAAAACTATCACTCAAACTTTGAGCTGTAAAAATATCTGACATTTGCGGTTCTAAACCTAATTCAACATTACCAGATGCTCTTGACCCTAAAACTTTATTTAATCCAAAAGGTAGTTTTCCTTTATCAGCTAGAGCTTGTAAGTTTGCTGCTAAACCTATAAATCTAGTTGGAGGAAAAAGAGTTAAAGCCGTTCTTGTTTTAAAATCTAATGGTTTTGCTCCTACAGGAAGATCTATTCTATTTATACCTCCTCCAGAATCACCACCACTGTCTTGAATCATGTTTGGTGTGTTTATTATACCACCAGTTACGGTTTGATCACCTAATCCAAAACCTTGCGATTCCAAGAAAGCAAGTATCTCTTCCTCTGTAGCGTTAGGATTTAAATTTGTGTAATAAGTTCTTAAAAATTGTTCCATTAAACGAGTCCTCTACTTTTTAATACCATCATCTTCTCTTCTTCCGATAATAACGCTTGTTCTGTCATAGTCAACCCAGTTTGTGTAACAGGTGGTGGACTTTGTACTACAGCTGGATTTGGCTGCGGTTGCTCTGGTAACGGTGGTATCATGCTAGTATCTGGTTCTGGTAATAGATACTCTTCTTCATTTAGTATAAAAGGTTGATTTAATTTTTGTTTATATAGTTTATTTTCTATTTTATTAAGCTGTCTTAACACTCTATTATTTAATGGATTTGGTATTCCTTTTTCTTTTGACTCTTTAGTATATGCTGCAATTACGTTGTCACTTATAGAAAATGGTTTAAATTTATTATCCTCTATAAAACCATATAAATCAATCGCACCTCGATCTTCAAACTCCTCTGCTATTTTTTTATCTCTTAAACCTAAAACTTTTACAGCATCGTACAATCTACGCATTTTGTTGTATGTTTCTAATCTTTGTTGGTTGGCCTCTATGTATTGTTTAATAATTATATTGTCATCTTTAACAGGATCTCCCGTTCTTGTGCCTCTATAAATTAAATTACGTTCATTTCGTTCATCTCTCTTAAACTCTTGTATTCTAAAGTTAAGAGTCTTTTCAAGATCAAGTGGCACTTTTCTAAATCCAAATAGCCCCATAAGCTCATCAGGTATTTCATATTTTGTGCCTTTTACAGTTTGATCTGTTAAAGCTTTGTATAATCTTATTAGCTGTTCTCTAGATCCTGGTGATAATTCTTTAGCTGCATACTGCACAGCTGCTGAAAATTTATCGCCCGGTGACATTCTTTCATTCCAAATTTGTCTACCTTCTTTTGTTCTACCATTTCTAGCAAATATATCTAACACAACACCTGTCCAAATAGACTCTTGAATAAAAGGTTCAAAAACTTTCGCTGTAGATTTTGCTATACCATCTAAAAGTTGTGGAACTAATGGTGCATTAGGATCTCTTTGCACGGTTGCTAGTGTGGTTTGTACAGGTTGAATCATTGTGTCATAGAAAAAACCATGACTAAAATCTATATATTTGTATTTACCATTCTCATATACAGGTAAAATAGTATTGTCCTCTGACCATGTTGGTAACACTTCTCTCATGGCATTAATTTGTTCTCTAGTTACTCCATATAAATATCTAAATCCTTCTGTGGCTATTACAGGTATCGCAGTGTAAGTAGCTGCTTGACCTACTAAACTATTATAACCAATTTGTTTTCTCACAGGATCTTTAATTTCTTTTAACGCTCTTGCAGTTGTGTTTACACCTGTTCTATATATTTCTGCAGGGAAAGCTGCAAAACTTCCAAGTGGTGAACGTCTAACACTTTTTACAAAATCAGATACATATGCATAGTTAGGGACAGTTTCTCTTACAATCTGTGCCGCCTCTTTCATTAATTCAAGATCTGTTGGTTTAGTTGCTTGTGTTACTACTTTACCATTTATATCTTTAATACTTTTTTTAATTGCAACATTAAAGGCATTGTCTAATTTATAAAATTCAGCTAAAAAATTATACACTCTAAAAAAGTCATCTTCTGCTGTATACAAGTCTTGTGCTACATCATACAATCTTTTAAATTTACGTGTGCCCGTATTTAATATTTTATTAAAAAATTGATCAGCTGACATGTTAGCTGTTCTAACTTGTGTAATATCAGAGAAAATACCCTCTAATTCTCTTGCTACAATGTTTTGGTTAGTAACACCTTCTTCTAATAAAAATCTATAAAGAGATTGATCTTCAGGCATATTTCTATAAGCTGGATTGCCTGTCATTCTATATAACAATTGTGGTTGCACAGTTTTTCTAGATTTGTTTAAAAATTCTGCAATCTTTGATGGTGGTATAAAAATGTTTCCTCTGTGTATTGTTGTAAACATAGAAGAGAAAAAGTTTCTAGCGTGTGTAAAAGGACCCAAAATAGTTTTTGCAGCTTGTGATAAACCTTTTGGTATTAAGTTAAGAAATCTATAAGCTAAACTTCTTGTAAGTGCACTACCCACTACAGCATCTCCTACTCTAATAGCTTCTGCGTATGGCACTGTTGTAAAATATCCATCTAATGGACTCTTATAAATTGTCTCTGGTAAAGCTGATTTTAAACTTAAAGGCACTTTAGATATTTCTTGATTAGGCAGATTTGTAACAGCATCATTATAGTTTCTAAAAAATATAGGTCTACCTATTTGACCTCTAATTACATCAGGATTACCTTGTTTTATTGCTGCTGCAATTCTTTTGCTATCATCTAATAATGTTTGATAAAATTTATCTCTTGCAACTGTCTCTGCAAGCTCAGATGCTACATTATAAATACCTTTTTGCGCGTCTCTATATTCACCAAATAATTTCTTAAATGCATTAAGGTCAGATTCCGTTTGTATTAAGCCACCTTTACCATCTGGTTTAAATTTACCTGTAGTGATGTATTTACCCATGTTGACTCTTTGCACTGCTGCATCAGCTAAAGCACTTTGTTCTCCAATATCAAATACTAATTCTTTTGTTGTTTTATCTCTAAACGCATTTTTAGTTATATCGTTTACTAATTTATTAGCTGTAGCATCATCTAATGATTTTCCATTGTCTCTTGCATATCTTTTTAAAATGTTAGAGACTACTTTAATATCCTCAGCTGCAGGTCTAAAACCATTAAATAAACCTCTGTTATCATCAATAATTTTATAATCTACAGATAAAATATTTTTAACTCTTTCGTTTAATATTTTGTTTAATTTGTCTTTTCCTACTGTTACGTTTTTACTAGCTGCAATTAAATCTTTTAATCCAGCTGCAGTTTCTCTAAAAGATGTAGCATCAGACATTACTTTATTTATAGATTTTTTAGATACCCCTAGTTTGTTTAAAGAGTCTGTAAACGTTTTTACACCCGTTTTTGAAAACCCAGGAAAAATTATTTTGTTTTTTGTTACAACATCATCGGTGCTTTTAAACATAAACTCAGACACAACTTTAGAAAAAGCGTCTGGATCCTTAACCGCTAGCGCCGCGCCACTCGTTTCTTTTGATATCTCTCTTAATCTATCATCAAAGTCTCTAGCAGCGTCTTTTGCTAGTGATTTTATAGCAGACTTTTTACCTTCTAATTTTTGTATACCGTCAAATAACTCTTGTGTCTTGTTACTTCTAGATCTAAATGGTTTACCAACAAACCTGTCCACCCATCTTTCTAACATACTATCACTGTATGCAAGGTCTTTACCTTTTTGCACAAGAAGTTTACCAATCTTACCTGTGCCCACTACGGCCGGTATAATAGGAAAACCAAGTTCAGCTCCAAACTTTAATCTATTTAATAATTGTCTTTGTGCATCCTCTGCACCTAAATCTTTTTGTTCTCTATCTAATCCTGTAGGTAAAAAATCTAAAAAATCCCAATCACCAAACGTACCTATATCCTCTACATCAGATACAATAAAACCACCACCAACTCCTCCGCCAACAGCTATAGCTATAAATTTATCTTTGCCCGTTATTCTATTTAAATCATTTGCTTTTTTAACAGCTCTTGCTGCGTTTACGTTGTTTGTAGTTTTAACATATCTACCACTTTTAATATTATTTACTAATTGTCTAACTTTTTGAGATGTTTTTTCTATAACAGGTATAGCTGTTTTTTGTGCTATTTTACCTGCTCCATACAATTGTCCAACAGCTTCTGTAATTTTACCTGCAGCTGTTTCTCTTGCTACTTCTTCTGATGCTTGTTCTATTTTACCTAACGTTGTTCTATCAAAGGCTTCGTTAAGTTTACCTGTTAATGTTTCATCTACGGGTATACCCTCTTCTTGAAAAATATCATAAAGCAAAGTTCCAAACGTCACTAATCCTTTTGGTATTTTAATACCAGCACTAATACCTGCACCAGTTAAAGATTCTACAAGAGATACATCTTCTTCTACTTCTTTACCTTGTACTTTATCTATAATTTTACTGATGCCTCTAACTTGTTCTTCTATTATAGAGCCCGTTACGTTATCTTGTGATAGTATACCTTTTTCTTTTAAAACATCTAAACCAACAGGTTCTTCTCTTTCTTCTTCTATTGTTTCTAAATTAAATTCAGCGTCTTTTGGAATGTCTTCTACTTTATCCTCTTCTAGTATTTCATCATCCTCAATGATACTAAATACTCTTTCTTCAGCCATGTGATGTTACCTCGCTCTAAATTTAGGCGCTAGTACAACACCATCATATAAATACCAAATACCTTTTCTGTAGTATAAATTTCCAACGTCTAATCTACTAGTGTCATCCGGAACTAATGTTCCTTTTTTCTCTCCTGGTGATAATTCTAATTCTGGTGGCACATAATATAAATTATTGTCTATATTAAATTTACCTTCTTTAAAATCTTTTGATTTTACTAAATCTCTTTTTGCCTGAGCTATATCTTTAGCTGCTGATTCTATAAAGTAAGATGCTTTTTTAGATCTGTCTAATTCTCTTTTCATAATACTTTTAGCTTCAGATTCTAAACTTTCTCTTTGAATCGTCTCAGAAGATTTACCTTGTCTAAATCTATCTTGATTAAATAATTCTAGAGCATACTTTTGTTCATTACCACCATACTGTTCTTCTAATTTAGGATTAAATTTAAAAGCATCTCTTGCTTGTAGAACATATTTTTGCAAACCGCCTGTGCCCATCTTTCCTATTAAAGATGCAGCTATCTTTCTTCTACTCATGTCTTTTAATTGTTGTCTTTTAACAGCAGCTGCTAAAGGTTTTTTAGTTGCACCTACAATCTCTTGTAGTTTTGTGCCACCTGCTGATTCTCCAGATATTAAATTTTGACCTGTTTGTAATAAAAATTGTGTTAATGGATCTGCTAATGGACTAGCTCCTGCTCCTGCAACAGCATCAATTAAATTAACTTTGCTTCTAACTCTGTCTAACATGTCGTTTGTTATACCTTTTTCTGCAAAAGATTCTCGAGGCTTAATGCCAGTCATAATACCTTCCATGACTTCACCACCTTTTCTAAACATAGGTCTTTTTAATGTTCTACTCATATTACGCAAACTTTATTGGCGCTGGATTAATTAATCTGTAAATACCAGCTAATGTTGATGCAGTTCCAAGTCCTGTAGCTAATCCTGATGGTGCAGGTGTAGCTGGTAACACATTTTCTCTACCAGGATATCCTGCAATTAATTGTGTAACGCCAGAACCAAATTGTTGTGCTGCAGTTAAATCTTGAAAAGCTCTTTGTTGTGCAAGTTGTTGATCAGCTGTTAAATCTGCTTGTGTTCTTCCTGTTTGTGCACCACCTATTGTTGTTAAACCTGCAATCTGTTGTCCTACTAATGCAGGAAACTGTTGTGCTAAATTCAATTGACCAGCTGTTAATACTCCTTGTTGGTTAAAACGTTGTGCAGCTAAATTTTGTGCTTGACCAAAACCAGTTTGTCTTAGTTGTGCTTCTAATGCTGCTCTGTTTAAATCAGATTGTGATTTAAAAAGAGCTCTCTCAACACCTTCTCTTGTGCCACCAAACGCACCAGTTTTTACTGCTTGAGCTTTCATGTTTCTTAAACGTCTAGCTTCTTGATCTTCAAATGATTTTAATGTTGTATCAATAACATCTTGTTGATACGGAGACATGTATGCTTTGTATGCTTCTGGACCAACTAATCCTGCTGCATCTGCTTGTAATTTTGCAGCTTGGTCTAAGAAAGGTCTAAAACTACCAAGACCTTTATCTCCTACAGCTAAAGCTTCTGCATCTGTAACTGTTGTGCTTGGGTCAGCAATAAATTTTCGACCCATAAAATCAGCAAGATCTAATTGATCTGATTTAACGCTACCTATACCTTTTGTTAAATCATCAAGATATACTTTTGCTGCTGCTTGTATAAATTCTGCCGGTTCTGTTCTTACTACTTCAGCCATTATACTCTTCCTCCTGCTTCTAATTTTTTCATCATATCATACATCCTTTGTGCACCTACCTCAACGTTTCCGTCACCTGCACCTCTTACAGCGTCTGCTGTAAATACAAACTCATTATTTGATAACATCGCTGGGATATCATCTGCTTTTTCTTTTATACCAACTGGTTGTATAAATCCACCAGTTTCTCTAAGATCTAACTCTTTAACACCTTTTGGGTTTTTTCTTACAGGTAGCCCCTCGATGCCCGCCGCTTGCATGGCGTTATCGCTAGCCGTGTCCATCTTACCACCTAGAGCTGCTAGACCTCTTCCTTCTGTTTTTATCATACTCATTCTCTCAAATTCTTTTTGCGCTGCCTCTGCTGCATCTTTAGGAGATAGTCCCATGTCTATATATTTTTCAAATAAAGCTTCTAATATTTTATCGTTCTCTATATTAGATGCCATTTTTATTGGAATATCTTCTTCTATACCAAAGTCTCCTGGTTTTGGTCCAAAAGGATTTACAGGTTGTGTTGGGTCTGGTGGTAATACTGGACCTTCAGCAAAGCCTATTCTACCACCTTCTGCATAACCACCTAAGCCAGCTGTATACTCAGCTGTATTAGTTTCTACAAACTCTTCTACTTCTTCTGGTTTAGCATCTTGATTTAAATTTTTATAATATAGTCTTAAATAGTTTTTTAAATTTTCTGGGTCTTTTAAAACTTCTGCTTGCTGTTCTTCGGTCATACCAAATTGAGTTGTAAGAAAAGCGGATAGTCCACCTAATGCAGTGAGCTTACCTAATTTAGTTGAGAGAAAAGGTTTTGCTAATCCTTTATTTACAGAAGCATCTATACCTGCCGCTACACTAGCCCCAGTACCTGCGCCCGCGCCACCAGTAAATAAACTAGCTCCTGGTAATTTAGAAAACTCAAATCCTGTAGGACCACCAGAAAATATTTTTCCAAACTGACCCCCACCTAATTTAAATGTAGCTGCAGCTAATAATGCTGCCTTACCTGCATCTGATGAAACTATATCTTTAATACCTTTAGCAGCTTTTTTACCAAGATCTTTAATAGAATCTCCAACACCACCTAAAAAAAATTGCTGTCTTGGACGAGCATTCATAATACCGCCACCCATGTATAATTGTCTTTTCATCTGTCCTCTTGATATTGTCATAGTTTAGCTAAATTGTTATAGGCAGGCATAAAATCCTGTATCTTCCAATCTACTTGGTTTTACCAAATAAATCAAGGCTTGGCATAATGACTTTGATATCTCTTCTTATATCTGCTTCCGGCACTCCTTTTGCCTTCCAATCTTCATCATTCTTATATACTTCGCCTGTTTTTAAATTAGATATAGTCTCTATTATCTCTTTTGGTTTTATTACTTGCATTACGATGTTACCTCTCTTGGTCTTATTTCTAATATAGATGCTATGACATGTAA